CCAAAAGTGCATTAGATAACCTCAAGCAGTTGGATGGTGATAAGCATTGTGAACTAGAGATGGGTTTGACCGAGAACTTAGAGCCATGCGGATTTAAAGACCCCAATGTTTGGTGGCGAGGGGTAGCTGACTTAGCCATTATTATCGGGGAAGAAGGCAGATGCCTAGACTACAAGACAGGCAAGTCCGCTAAGTATGCCGATACTGACCAGCTAGAACTAATGGCATTGGCTATGTTCAAGCACTTCCCCCAGCTTAAAAAGGTCAAAGGCGCATTGTTTTTTGTGATCTCAAAGAACTTTATAAAAGACTCGTACGATGCCGAAAAACAGGATAAGATGTGGGCTAAGTGGTTGGCAGAGTACAACAGGATGAAGATAGCCTACGAAAGAAACGTATGGAATCCTAGACCTTCAGGACTGTGCAAAAAACACTGCCTCGTTATGGAATGTCCGCACAACGGAAGGAATTAAAATGCCTTATGTAAATAAGCCAAGACCTTATAAAAAAGAATACGAGCAACAAAAGGCTCGTGGTGAATTAGAGCGTCGCATGGAGCGTCAGCGTCTACGTCGTGAGTACGATAAGAAACATGCTGATAGTCCAACAGATAAAGATAAGACTGCCGAAAGTAGAGAAGGTAAAGACCTTGCTCATAAGAAAGCACTTGACAAAGGTGGTAGTAATAAAGACGGATTCACTGTGCAGAGCAAGGCAAAGAATCGTAGCTTCAAGCGTGATAGTCAGAGTAATCTAGTTGGTGAAACTAGTAAAAGAGAACGTAAGAAAAAGGCTTGAACTTTTTTGAATTTGATGTAAGATAAAGATTCGTTTTACAAGATGCAAGCGTTAGGTATGAGTGGCAAGCACACGGTTTCATTTCCGTTTAAACCATACCAGTCAGCACCACACTATTTCCTGTGGGGAACTGACAATAATAAAAAAGGGCATAGTGGACACCACTTATGCTCTACTCACGCTTTACTGGAGAATGTAGTTGCAAATAATAGATAACAAGATTTTGTTGCTAAATCTGCGTAACCCTAACAAAGTTACAACTGTAATCCCAAAGAGCAAACAGCTTGAAGGGAATCAAGTTGCCGTAAATTGGGGCTTAGATGAAGCACGGATTTTAAAAAATCTGCACATAAAAAACATCCCATCACCAATCATGGGGCAATACAACTGGCCTGGATTACACAAGCCGTTTGAGCACCAAAAGACTACCGCTTCCTTTCTAACCCTACACCCCCGTGCCTTCTGCCTTAACGAGCAAGGTACTGGCAAGACAGGCTCAGTCATCTGGGCGGCAGACTACCTAATGAAGCTAGGTCGAATCAAGCGTGTGCTAGTTATCTGCCCCCTGTCTATTATGGATTCGGCTTGGAGAGCAGACCTATTTAAGTTTGCCATGCACCGCCATGTAGATATTGCGTATGGCAGCAGGGAAAAACGAACACGAATAATTAACTCCGAAGCTGAGTTTGTCATCATTAACTACGACGGAGTTGAAATTGTCCAAGACGAGATAGCTAACGGCGGCTTTGACTTAGTTGTTATTGACGAAGCGAACGCATACAAGAATGCCCAGACGACTCGTTGGAAGACACTCAATAAGATATTAAAGCCTGACACATGGCTATGGATGCTGACGGGTACACCAGCCGCACAATCCCCTACCGATGCCTATGGTCTAGCTAAGTTGGTTAGCCCCCACAATGTACCTAAGTTCTTTTCGGCTTTCAAAGATATGGTGATGTATAAGGTGTCACAGTTCCGTTGGATTAACAGACCTAATGCAGAGAACGTTGTTCATGAGGCACTTCAGCCAGCAATTCGATTCACTAAAGAAGAATGCTTAGACTTGCCTGAGTTAATCTATGTATCCCGTGAAGTCGAACTCACCGCACAGCAGAAGAAATATTATGAGTTGTTACGCAAGCAGTTGGTTATGTCCGCCGTAGGGGAACAAGTCACTGCAGTAAATGCCGCAGTTGGAATGAGCAAACTCCTACAAATATCTTGTGGTGCAGTGTATTCAGATTCAGGTGAGACCCTTGAGTTTGACATCAAGAACCGCTACAAAGTCATGCGAGAAGTTATTGATGAAACCCAGCAGAAGATTCTTATCTTTGTACCTTTTAAAAATACCATCAAGATTTTGGCGGAAAGACTAAAAGCTGACGGGTTTACCACCGAGATTATTAACGGCGACGTACCCCATAACCAGCGTACCGAGATTTTTAAAAATTTTCAAGAAACACCAAACCCAAGAATCCTAATCATTCAACCACAAGCGGCGGCTCATGGAGTCACTTTAACGGCGGCTGACACGGTTATTTGGTGGGGGCCTACCCCAAGCCTAGAAATATACGCTCAAGCCAACGCACGGGCGCACAGGGCTGGACAGAGGCATCCAGTTACAGTAGTGAGATTACAAGGTTCAAATGCAGAGAAACATTTATATAAAATGCTTGACGGGCGGATTGATGAACATGTAAAGTTAGTTGAACTTTACAAGAATTTACTTGAATAAGTAATTGTTTGATAGTATAGTAGAAGTACCAATAGCGAGAATAATACAAAGCCGTTATTGTTTTTAACAGGAGAATGTTATGAGTGACGAAGTAGAATCACAGGCAGAAGTGCCTTTAGAAAAGCTGACTCGTATCTACATAAAGATGCGGGATAAAAAAGCTGAAGTAGCTCACGAACTTGAGGAAAAAGTCTCCAAGATTGAGCAGGATATGAAGACTGTAAAAACAGCCATCCTCGCCCATATGAAAGAGATCGGCGCTGAAAGTTTACGAACTGAAGCTGGCATTGTGTACCGTACCGTAAGGACTACGTATGCAACGTCGGATTGGGAATCCATGCACAAGTTTATTCTTGAACATGGTGTGCCTGACTTATTGGAGAAGCGGCTTCAACAAACCAATATGAGGGCATTTTTAGAGGAGAATCCTGACATGCTTCCGCCAGGATTAAATGCGAATAGCGAATATTCGGTAACCATAAAAAGGAGTAAGTGATGGTGGATGAAGCGTTTGTCCCGATAGAAGATGTGGCTAAGCATTTTGCTGTGTCTGTATCGACCGTCCGTGCATGGATTCGACAAGACTTAATCCCCGCATTGAAGATTGGCGGTGTATACCGTTTCAAAATCACTGAGGTGGAACAAGCTATAAGAAAACTGAACGGCGGAGAACTAGTACGAGAAGAAGCCGACGGCAGCCTAACGGTGCAAGCACCTGCAGGATCAGCCCAAATGGCTCTCAACTTTAACCCTGATGAAGATATTTAAGGAGAATGACAATGAGTGATTTAGCTCTATTTAAAGGTGGTTTACCTACCTATTTACAAGGTACTGATGATGCAACTAATGCCCTAGCTGGTACAAGCGATGGCGGTGGTTTAGGTGCTCGCCGTATTTCTATTAAAGGCGGTGTATTCCGTGAGTTTATTGGCGGCAAAGAGTTCCGTGTATCTGAAGAACGTTCTATGAACGTAGTAATTGTTAAAGCCGCACCGAAAGTTTCCCGTATTTATTACGCTGGAAGCTACACAGAAGGTGAAGCGGTATCCCCAGCTTGCTGGTCATCCGACAGCCAGCGCCCTGATGAAAAGGTCAAAGAAAAGCAATCAGCCACTTGCTTAGCTTGCCCACAAAACATTAAGGGTTCTGGTCAAGGTGATAGTCGTGCCTGCCGTTATCAACAACGCTTAGCAGTAGTCGTTGATGGTGAAGTCGAAAAAGGTGAAGTGTATCAACTCGTATTGCCGCCTACTTCTGTATTCGGTGATGGTGAGAAAGGTAAGTTACCTTTACAGGCATATGCTCGTCATCTGAAAAATCACGGTACTCCTATTACTGGGGTTGTTACCGAGATGCGCTTTGACACAGCAAGCCCTACACCGAAGCTGGTATTTAAACCTGTTCGTCCTGTAACTGAAGATGAGTTCAATAAGATTCAAGAATTGAAAGACTCACCTGCGGCAGTCCAAGCGATTACTTTGACAGTTGCACAGACAGATGGTGTTAAAGACAAGCCTTCTCTAAAGAACGCATTAGCGGCTCCAGTTGAGAAAGTTGCGGCAGAAGAAGTAGAAGCAGTTGAAGAACCAAAGAAAGTTCCTCCTAAGAAAGCCCCTGTGGCGAATGAGCCTAAACTAGAAGACCTAGTCGGCGAATGGGATGATGCTTAAATAACGGTTACGGGGTGTTTAATACTTAAAGGCTTGCATCACGGAGCGAGCCGCCCCACCTTCAAAGGTGGCTATGAACAATTTAGAATTTTTACAGCAAGTCCTTGGCGACGAAGGATACTACTGCATAGTTGGGCTAAAGAAAGACTCGGACAAGCCTGTCCAAAAGTTTTTCCAACGGCTTGAAGATGCGGCAAAAGTTGCTGAGAACTTAAAGAACGAGGGCTACGATGCGTACTACGCATTGGCTACGTTCGAAGATGGGAAGTCACGAAAGACAGCAAACGTTAAACAACTTAGGTCGTTGTTTGTTGATCTCGACTGCGGCCCAGGTAAGCCATATGAAACACAGGCGGAAGCTCTTGTAGGGCTTAAGGCTTTCTGCAAAGAGACCAAGATGCCGAAACCAACGCTAGTCAACTCTGGTGGGGGTATACACGCCTATTGGCCTTTAACTGAGCCTGTTTCACGTGAAACATGGTTACCTTTAGCCGACAAACTAAAGAAGATGTGCGACGATAATGACTTGTTTGCTGACCCCGTTGTTACGGCAGATTCGGTACGAATCCTACGAGTCCCAGGTACTTTAAACTTTAAAAATGATGTGGCTAGGGAAGTAAATCTAATCGGTAGCTCATCAGGCTCATACGAGTTAGACACACTAAAAGATGTTATAGGGGATCCTGTACTGGTTAGACCGTCCTATATCCCACGAGGAGAACTGGATGAAGTTACCAAAGCTATCCTAGGTAACTATACGAACCGCTTTAAGACCATCATGATGCGAACGAAAGATGGTGACGGCTGTCAGCAGTTGAAGTATATTTATGAGAACCAAGCAACCATGTCCGAACCGATGTGGAGAGCAGGCCTATCTATAGCCAAATTTTGCGTTGATGCGGAAAAGGCGATTGAGAAAATATCCTCAGGACATCCTGAATATAGCCCCGAATTTGCTGACCGCAAGGTTCGTAACATCAAAGGTGGCCCATATACATGTGCTAAGTTTGAAGAATTTAATCCAACTGGATGCGATGGGTGCCCAAATAAAGGTGTTCTAAAGTCCCCTATTGTGTTAGGTCGGGAAGTACAAGAAGCAACTGATGAAGACAATATAGTAGAAGATAGCCCCGCAGATGTAGATCAGGGGCACACACAGACTTACGTTATACCGAAATACCCTGAGCCGTACTTCCGTGGCAAGAATGGCGGGATTTTTAAACGCATCATTAAAGAAGATGATGCTGTTGAAGTAATGATTTACCACAACGACTTGTACGTAACACGTCGTTTATTGGACTCCGATGTCGGAGAAGCCGTAGTAGTTAGATTGCACCTTCCAAAAGACGGTGTTAAAGAGTTCACAATACCGCTATCAGCGGTTACATCTAAAGACGAGATACGCAAATACATGTCATCACATGGCGTAGCGGTGGTAAAGACAGACGAGATTATGTCCTATGTAACAACTTGGGTAAACCACATGCAACATAATG